AATTCATTAGATTGGGATTTTTCTTTTTACTGTATTTATAGTAAATCAATAACTGTGGCAAAGGTAAAAGTAGTAAATACAAATCTTAATGCGAACCTAAATGGGAATTATTTTAATGATGCCCCATCTAACACAATATTTTCGTTTGGTAGTTTTTTCGTTACATCTAATTTTGATAACAAAACAACTATTGACTACACGAATTCATTAAGTTCATTTGTTCGTCCCGTTACATTAGAAACAATGAATATCTCAGATAGTCAGTCTGAAATAATCGAAAACTATGCAACTAATGCGGTTCTAAATCTTGATAAAACTAATTTAAATACTTTTGTTAGATATGGGTCAGCTTATGAGTTTCTAAGAGTATCAATTGAAACAATAATCTTATCTTATCCGGGTTCATTATTCGCCAACTCTCAAAAAAATATTGGTGGTACTAACACCTTTTCAGGACTCACATATAATATTGCAACAAATACAAGTATGTTATATGTGGTAGTTGATTCACTAATTAACACATTTGGATTGGTTTATAATGAGGGAAATACGAGCGTACCCGATGATGTGAAATTGAAGAATTTAAATTTACATTATAGTGATTATGTTATTTGGTCAAATCTTCAACCAGAAAAATTGTTTCCGATTGTTGGTTTTACTGGAAATAGTGTTAATAATTCAAGTCAACTTAAAAACGAATATTTAAGAATCGAGGTGGAGGGAAATTTATTTTCATCAATTGATTCTCCAACGGGTTTAACCGCACAAGATTTTCATATTAGACCAAATAACGTGGTTTTTGAAGAGTTTAGGTCACTCTTAAGTCCGTATGAAAGAAATATTTTATCAAGTAGAGTTGGAAACACTGGGTTTGTATTTAATTTAAAAGACCCAACACTTCTCGAAAACGGTAAGATAATATATTCAGATTCCGATATAACGTGGATAACTAGCGATGGTTATAATATCGATATTAATACACCTTCATATCAAAACTTTTTAAAAATAGTTTTGAATATTGCAGCGAAATATGATACAATTAAAACTGATTTAATTTCAAGGTTTTTAACCCCAACATCACTTAAGACATATGACTTTACTGAAGAGGGTAAAATTAATAAACTTCTTAGAGTTTATGGTTGGGAATTTGACCAACTCAGAGAATTTGTAGATTCGTTAGTTTATATTAATAAGGTAACATACGATAAGAAAAATAATATCCCAGACCAATTAATACAGAATCTAGCAAAAACATTTGGTTGGGATTATTTTTCGTTAGTTAATGAACAAGAATTGGTTAACGGATTCTTCACTGTCGATGATGAAGAGAGAAATTTAAATGAAGAAATTCTTCCAGCAGAAATTGATGTTGAACTTTGGAGACGAATCATAATGAACACTAGTTATTTTTGGAAATCCAAAGGTACTCGTCAAGCAATTAAAGCCATGTTCTTATTAATTGGGATTCCTGAACCATTCATTAATATTACAGAATATGTATATACTGTTGACGGCAAGATAAACCCTAATACCGTTTCACTATCTGAAATAGATTTCCCCTCAAATTCATTACCTTATGATGCTAAAGGGTATCCAGTTGCACCATTAGAAACAGATGATTTCTATTTTCAGGTTAGCGGAAATTCTGATAGTGGACAGGATTATCTGAATGTGTTTCGTCAAGCAGGTTTTAATTTAACGCAAACCCCTGACAATAAAAAATGTTGGGTTCAAAGCGGAACAACAACAAGAGAACATTATAGTACCCCACAATATTATCAAGAGGATAGCGCATTGGTTATTAATACCAAAGAAATTGATGTTGCGCTTGATACCGCAAGAGGTATTGAATACGATGTCTACGCTTACATCCAAACAGATTTCGCTGCAAATAGTAGTGGTTATACATTACCATATTCATATGTTAATATTTCACTACCTGTTGTTGGTGAGGAAAGTACATTTGAAATTCCTGCATCAATTAATAATCAAGGTGATTTCGAAGTAAGATATAATGGTATTCTATTGAATGCGCCTTCAATATCGGGCGTTACTGGTTCGACAAGTGAAGCAGATTATTCTGTTGACTATCAAAATAATACATTCACATTGAGTGGTGGTACTGCAATTAATTCAGGGAATCGTAGAGATGTAATTCATGTAACATTAATTGATTCTGGTACAACGTCTCAAGCTAATGCAACTAGTGGAATCACAATTGAATACATTGTAACCAGAGTTAAAGCTGATATAAATGGAACATATATTTCACTACCAAGTTTTCCACGTGGTGATGTTCAGCTTACAATTAATGGTATCGCACTTACTAAGGGCACACCCCAATTTAATGCAGATTATATTGTTGACCCAGCTAATTCAAGCGCAAGTGGTACAACAAACAGATTAATTATTCAGAACATAGATGTAATAACATATCTTAACGCAAACCCAGATGTTCAGATTTCCTATATGGAAGTTCAGGGTAGCGATGATATTAACATGAGAAGTGAAGTTATTAGAATTGATAGTTTCAACTCAAGTAAAATATATTTTAATAACAGCGCAAACAAATACGTTTATAAACTTAATTATAAGGTTAATGATGCCAGTGAAGTTAAGTTTTTAATTGACGGTATTGCATTAGAACCATATATTGACTATAGTATCAATACTCAGAATCCATATGAAATTTTCTTACCTAAAGGACTTAGATTTGGAACTATTATTAGTGCGTATTACCTTGTTGGGGGTGCGGGCGCATTCAATCCAGTAGTTAATGATGCTTTTGGTCTCGGAGACATTAGTCAATTATCATTTCTTGAGTTCCTTGAACTGGTTCAGAGACGAATGATTAACGCCAGAAACAGAAAAACCGTTACAGATTTTAAAGGTGGATGGTATCCTGCTGTACTTGCATTATATGAAAAATATTTAGACCGAGCAGGTCTGCCTACTGATGACCCATTACATTCTAATGGATACACATTTCAGAATCTATATCCATTTCTGAGTAAATACAATGCGTTTTTTCAAAAATTTGTGGATGAATTACTTCCTGCAACAATAATTCAAAAACGTGGGGGGTTGTTAATTAGAAACAGTGTTTTTACGAAACAAAAACATTGGTATAAACGAGGTGTTAATTTAATTAACCCTGCGAATCCAGATTTTGATACAAGGGGAAATCCAGCACTTCAATATTTAGGAAATGATGGTGCGGTTTTTGAAATTGTTCAAGAAGTGGCAGACCCACCACCACCAGTGCCGCCAGAACTTTATGTTGAAACTACTGAGGGCGTATTAGGTAGTTTAACGACAGGTGGAGAAAATATACAAGATTGGGAACAAGTTGAAGAATATGGCGTTGACTATAAAAAGATTAATCTTTATCCCTATGGTTCAAGTGAGCCACTTGGATTGGAAAATTTACTTGAGGGTATTGACTTTGAAATTGAAGACATTGAAGATGAATGGACTAGAGTATCAGAGACAGGAACGCTCACAATGAATAATTTTTCAATAACATTAACTGGATTAGAATCTGGTGCAACATATCAGTATCGTGCATTTATTATTTCAGGTGAATATGACGCTATTGGAAATACAAGGGAAGTCACAACACCAGAGCCAGCAGCACCTAATCCATTTATCAATACCAAAACGCAAAGCAGTGTAACTGAAACTACAATTATTGGGACAGGTGGTGTTAATATTATTGGATATGAAGAGATTACTTGGTATAGTATGCAATATAGTGCAACAACAAGTACTGCATGGGTAAACACATCATCGAAGGCAGGACCGCTTGGAACGAACTCATTTGATGAAACAATTGGTGGTTTGTCAGGTAGTACAACATATGCATTCAGAGCACGTATGATTGTCGATGGTGTCGAATATTTTGGTGAAACATTAACCACTTTAACGCAAGCAACACCAACATATGAGCCAACAGTAGAGATTGGTGATTTAGGTACTGTAACAACCACAACTTTTGATGTTTATCAAAACGGTGCAACTGGTGGAACAGGAGTAGAAACTATTACAGAATTCGGTATATTATATAGTCAAGCAAGTGCTTATGGTGATGTGTCAACATTAATTTATGAAAATATTGGTGCTGAAGTGATGAAAGTTGTGGGGTCAGGAACTGCAAGCGATTATTATGCAATCGGAACAGGTCTTTCACCAAACACAACAACGTATTATAGAGCATATGCTGTAAATAGTATTGGTGTTGGGTATAGTTCACCAGTTCAAATAATACAAACAGAGGCACTAGGTCCTGTTACAATCTCAATGTATGATTGGTCAAATACTACGAACCCATTGTTTCCTAAATCTGGTAATTCATGGTGCGCAAAACTAAGTACTAGTAGAGATTTGGTTGCTGGTGAATCATTTGATTTAATATATACTGCGACTGCTTGTTCAGGTTCAGAAACAGTACTTGATGCACCAATTAGTGCATTTGGATTTGTTAAATCAAACTCAACAAATTATGAGTTAGCAAGTTCATCTCTATTAGCTAATACTGTTGGAAATGATAGTGAAATCGTAAGTGATACTATTACAATATCTAGTGTTGCAGCACATTGTGTTGACAATTATACTATATGTGTAAGCACAACAACACTAGATTCCAATTACGATAACGATTATTCTAATTATGGTATTATTAGCCTTTCAACAATAAGTAATTGTTTAGGTGGTACAGATTACTCAATTGGTCAAGCAAGTTCAATTTGTGCAAATAGTGCTACAAGTTCAGACCCATCGAATAATGGTGGGCTTATTATAAGTAGACATTAAATAATTTAAGTTGTATTTATGTTAAAGAATTAATAAATGGCATTTATAGATAAAAAAGACCCAGTTGTACTTAATATAAAATTAACCTCGAAAGGTAGGGAATTACTATCATCAGGTCAGTTAGATTTTAAATATTATGCTATTGGTGATAGCGAGATGGATTACGTTTATAACGGTGAAATTGAAGCCGAACCCTCTAACAGTGGTTATAGTGCATTTAACTCATCAATACTAAGACCTGTCGATAAGAACCCCGATATTATTTCTTTTATTCCACAGACATTAAGTGGTGATACTTTTAATGATTTAATAAATGTACCTGTTAGCACATATGCTGTTGAAAATCAAGTAGAAGCTATCGGTTTTTTTAACGCTAGTGCAACGACATTCCTTACAGATAGTAATCATATGTGTCAACCAGATGTTATGATTAACATTGATGATGTTACTGGTGGAACTGTTTTAACACTATTGAAAGCACCAACATATGGAACTAGTGGTGAAGAGCCACAAGTTGGTGATTTATTATATATTAGA